GTGTAACGCTGTCCCTGAATTCCTGTGTGCTCTCGACAACTTGAGCGAGTGTTCCGAGTCGCAGTGTGCCGTGCTCGGTAAGCGGTGGGTTGACGGAGAATGTACAAATCAGGCCGCTATAACCGATTGCCCAGACTGTCCGCCGTGCCCGCCTAGCGGCGTGCTTCTCCTGATGGGCGGTAGAGTGCTGGCAGTTCCATGACAAAAAGCACCGGCTCAGTCCTCCTGCGCGTTGGTGATGGCGTGTTGAGGGTGCAGTGATGACAACCAAGGCCCAAGCCAGGTGCGAACTGACGGGCGAGAAGGAGTAGAGATGGAACTTACAGGCCTCGAAATCGTAATGGGCGGCGCGGTCCTCTCCGGAATGGTCGGGATCGGGATGAATGCCACGTCCATCGCACATCCCCCAGGACATTTGGTTGGCAGCCAAGGGCGTCAGCGTCCGGTTTGCGTCAGACGCGGAGGTCACACGCATGGCTGAGATGCTGATACGCAGACAGCGCGGGGATGATGAGCCTGATCAGGATGTTGTCAACTTCTGGCCAGGGCTGACGCGGCGCGGGACGCGGATAATCAGGGATGCGCTCGTGGAGCATGAGACTGTAATCGACGCGGACGTTTCGGAGCTTTTCCGGCTGCGGAGCATGTTTGGTGGATGCGCATGAATAATCGGAGAAATAAATGAATATACCCGACATGATCAAAAAGCTCGAAGGACGCCGCAAGCAGCTTGACGACGAGCAAAGCACTTGGAGGCCGTGGTGGAAGGAATGTTCAGACTACATTCTCCCCGACCACGGACGATACTTGTCAGGAGATGAGAATCCGGACAACGACGGCAAGAAGCGTCACCAGTACATCATTGATTCGACCGCGACGGACGCCATGGACATACTCGCATCGGGGATGCAATCCGGGCTGACAAGCCCTGCCCGTCCGTGGTTCCGGCTCGTTACTCCAGATCCAGACATGCTGGATTTCATGCCGGTTAAAGAATGGCTCTTTCAAGTCGAAAAGCTGATGCGATTCGTATTCTCGCGGTCCAACGTGTATCAAGGCTTGCACCAGACCTACATGGAACTTGGATGCTTTTGCACCGGTGCCATGGCAGTGCTTGAAGATTACGACAAGGTCATACGCACGCGGTCATACACTTGCGGAGAATACCTGCTTGGTGCCGATGACAGGGGCGTCATTGATACGATGTACCGAAAATTTGAAATCACTGCCATAAACCTCATCCGCATGTTCGGCGAGGAAAATGTATCTGACCCCGCTCGTGAAGCATACAAAAATGGCAACGAGGAACAGCCTTTTATGGTTGTCCATGTCATTGAGCCCAACGATGACCGCATTGTCGGCGTTGGTGGCAATCGCAACATGGATTTCCGCAGTGTCTATTACGAGATGAAAGGGCAGCGTGACCGCATCCTCCGCGTGTCTGGCTTTGAATCATTCCCAATCATGGCCCCGCGTTGGGGCGTTGTTGGACGCAACGTCTATGGCACCGGTCCAGGGCGGAAGATCCTGAGTGATGTGAAAATGCTCCAGAAGATGCAGGAGAAGAGTCTGGTTGCGTTGGACAAGGCGATAGAGCCGCCCCTTGTCGCACCGACTGGACTTGAGCGCAAGCCGATCAATACATTTCCGGGCGGCATCACTTATACCAATGACCTCGATCCGAAGAGCGGCTTCCGACCCTTGTATGAGGTTCGCCCGGACATCCAATCCAACGAATACAAGATTGAGCGCGTTCAGTCTGCAATCAGGCGCGGGCTCTATAACGACCTGTTCCTGATGCTCCAGCAGCAAGACACGCTGCGCAAGCAGATGACAGCTACTGAAGTTGCTGAAAGACATGAGGAAAAGCTTCTCATGCTTGGCCCGGTGCTTGAACGTCTGCACGGTGAACTTCTTGATCCGCTGATTGATCGTACATTCGAGATCATGATGCGCAATGGGATGATACCGCCTGCGCCTCCTGAGATCCAGGGAATGGACTTGCGGGTGGAGTACATCAGCCTTCTTGCCCAGGCCCAGAAAATGGTTGCATTGTCAGGGCTTGACCAACTTGCGGTGGCCGTGGCGAATCTCGCATCGTTCAAGCCGGAAGTCCTTGACAGCTTCGACGAGCGCGAATGGATTGAAGAGTACTCCGATGGGCTTGGGACACCTCCGAAGATCCTCCGAGACAAGAAAGTTGTGGCCGCTGCACAGGCTGAAAGGGCGAAGCAAGCCGCGTCTGAAAAGCAGATGGAGCAGGTGGCGCAAGGGTCGCAGGCGCTCAAAAACATTGGGAGCACGCAGATGGGCCAGTCCAGCGCCCTTGATGCGCTCATGGGCGGGGTGACGCAGTGAAGACGGCCATAACAGACAAGGCGACTGGAGAGAGGATGCAAGCCCTGGCCGATGCCGAGGCGCGGCAATGGGAGCGCGATTTCTGCAAGGTCATGTCATCCAGGGAAGGGCGCCATGTGATCTGGAAGCTCTTGGAATTCACCGGCCCAATGCGAGATGGGTTCACCGGAAATTCAACAAGCTTTTACAACCAGGGCAAACAGGCAGCGGGAAAATTTCTTTTTGGCGAGATGGACCGGCTCTGTTTCGATCTCTACGTCGAAGCCAGAGCAGAAGCGATCAACAGACAAATGAACTTTGAACTTGAGGAGAAATCTCATGGCTGATGAAACCGTCGATGGCGTACAGAATAACACCGAAACGCCGGATGAAGGACAGGTTGCGGACGAAACCAAGTTGCAGGAAACCCCCACGTCTCTTTTGGACACCGCCGGAAACGATGATTCTGACGGAGACGAAAACAAGGATGAAGGCGGAGAAGACGACGGCGAGAAGGCGGATGAAAAGGGCGATGCGCCTGATGAATACGCTGACTTCAAGCTCCCGGAAGGAATGCCAATTGATCAGGACTTCATGATCCAGACCAAGGCGGCTTTCAAGGAAGCGGGGCTGAGTCAGGAAAAGGCCCAAAAGCTGGTTGACCTCGTGATCGAGAGGGATCGGCGCGTCGAGGAAGCACAATATGCACAGGCAGACGCATGGGCCAAGGAGTTCATGAAGAGTCCCGACGCGAAAAAGGAATTGGCCTACGCTGCCAAGGCCCGCGAGTTCGTGACGCCTGGCTTGCGTGAGATGTTGAAAGACCCGCGCATCGGCAACAACCCAGAAATCCTGGCCACGTTTGCCAAGATTGGCCGGATGTTGGCCGAGGATAAAATGATCGACCAGAGCAGCAGGGGCGGCACGTCCGAAAAGGGCGCTGCTGAAGTGCTGTTCGGCGATATGCTGAAATAACACCATAACATAGACAGGAGACAAAACACATGAGCACTCTTGCTACTTACAACTTGACCCTGGCCGATGTGGCCAAGCGCAAAGACCCTGATGGAAAGGTCCCCAAGATCGCCGAGCTTTTGAACGACGACCATCAAATCTTGGACTACGCAGGATTTCAGGAATGCAACGACGGAACGAACAACAAGACAACCGTCCGTACTGGCCTGCCCGGCGGAACGTGGCGTAAACTGTACGGCGGCATTCAGTCCACCAAGTCCAGCACTCAGCAGGTTGTTGACTCCTGCGGTATGCTGGAAGCCCTGCCCATGATCGACGTGGATGTCGTGGACAAATCCGGCGATCCCGCTGGAACCATGCTGTCCGAGTCGCAGCCGCATTTGGAAGGCATGAAGCAGGATCTTGAATCCACCCTGTTCTACGGGGATACCGCGCTGTACCCGGAGCGTTTCATGGGACTTGCACCCAGGTATGATGCATACCTCCGCGCAACCCCTGATGACACCAAGAGCGACTACAACGTGCTCACCGGTGCGGGCGCTGGGTCGGACAACACGTCCATCTGGCTCATCACATGGGGTCCGAATGCGTGCCATATGCTGTATCCCAAGGGTTCGAAAGCCGGGCTGATGCAGGATAACCTTGGAAAGCAGCTCATCGACGCTTCCGACAGCTCCGGAAAATTCCTGGCCTACGCCACCCATTACAAATGGGATGTCGGTATGTGCATCCGTGATTGGCGCTCCGTTGGCCGCATTTGTAATATCGATGTCAGCAACCTCGAAGCCGAATCTTCCGCTGCCGACCTCGTCAAGCTGATGATCCGACTGTCTGAGCGCGTGAAGACCAGCATGGGCCGTCCTGTGTGGGTCATGCATGAACGCGTAAAGACCATGCTGCGCATCCAGGCGCTGAGCAAAAGCCAGTACATGACCACTTTCGACACCGTCGAAGGGCGCGAAGTCATGAAGTTCGGCGGAATTCCGGTTGTCAAGTCCGACCAGATTTTGCTGACCGAAGCGGCCCTTTCCCAGGCGTCCTAATCTTTGACCGATAAAGGAGAAACACCATGATCATCGATCGTTTCAATGAGTTCTCGGACGCCCAGGCCCCCGACACGGTGGCCACCCATGCGTCTACCAATGTCGTGGACCTTAAGGCGGCAGGGGCTATCGAAAGCAAGCCCCATTACCTGCACGTCAAGGTGAATACCACTGTCACGTCTGACGGAAACGCCACCGTGACCTTTCTGCTCCAGACCGACAGCGCGGAGGACTTCGGGTCTGCAACCACGTTGTGGACCTCTGCCGCTATCGGAAAGGCCACGCTCGTTGCTGGGTATGAAGTCGTCCGCCTGCCCATCAACGGGTTGCCCCTGAAGCGATACGTCCGCGTGGCGTACACCATCGGTACCGCTGCCTTGACCGCTGGCAAGTTCGACGCATTCCTGTCTGCCGATGCCGACAGCAACGAGTTCTAGGAGGCAGGACATGGAAGCCATTTGTATCCGTAAATGCACCGTTCCGGGCCTTGGCCTGGTTGAAAGTGGCCGGAAGGTCGATATTCCGGAAGGTCCGTGGGAGAAGCATTTTGATGTGCCGAAAACTCCCAAGGTCAGGGGCAGGAAGACGAAGGAAGAAACCGGGTCTGATACTCCTGACGCCGACTCTCAGGACACCTAAAAACGGAGGGGGCTTCGGCCCCCTTTTTCCCGGAGGACGCGGTGAATCAAGTAGATATTTGCAACATGGCATTACTCAGGCTTGGCCATGACCGGACAATAGCCGACCTTACTGAACAATCCGCAGAAGCCGGATATTGCCGCACATTCTGGGACCAGTGCCGAAAGTCCGTGCTGAGATCCCACCTCTGGAATTTTGCCACAAAAACGGCATCGCTTGCCTCCGTGGTGGAAACGTCAGACGAATACGATTACGACTATGCGCTGCCTGTGAAATGCCTGCGTGCTGTTGAGATCGTGAACGCCTACAGCAAGGCTCCGGAAGACCGCATTCCGTTCGTCATTCGTGGGCGAAAGGTTTACACTGATCAGGACAGCGCGGTGCTGAAGTATGTCGAGGACGTTGATGACGAGAACCAGTTTGACCACGAGTTCACGGACGCGCTCATTTACATGCTGGCCGGGGAAGTTGCCGGTCCTCTGACGCAGGATCTTGGGCGGCAATCGCGGATGCTTGAATTGTACCGGCTTCGTATCGGTGATGCCAAGGCGTCTGACCTGTCCGAGGGCGAGACTCAACCGTCCGTGACGTACATGGAATCGAGAGCGTAATGGCAAATCTGCGATTACTCCAGCCGTCATTCGCTGCCGGGGAATTGACGCCGTCGCTTTATGGCCGCGTTGATTTAGCCAAATACAATGTTGGGGCAAGACAGCTTCGTAATTTTTTCGTCCACGCGCACGGAGGGGCTAGCAACCGGCCCGGAACGCAGTACGTGGACACCGCGCTAGGCATAACACGCCTTGAGCCATTTCAGTACAACGTCGAACAGACGTACATGCTTGAATTCAGCAACCTAAAGATGCGGGTGCTGAAAGACGGGGGGCTTGTTCTTGACGGGGCGACGCCGCTTGAAGTCGTGACGCCCTATCCGGAAAGCGTTGTTGCCGACCTCAAGTTCGTACAGAGCGCCGATGTCATGTACATCACGCATCCGAGTTATGCGCCCAGGACTTTGACAAGATCAAGCCATACCTCGTGGACATTCGGCACCATCGCTTTTGCGCCGACAATCGCTGCGCCAACAGGTCTGGCCGGGTCGTACAACGGCACAGGGTCGTTCAACATCCAATACCAAGTGTCGGCTATCTCGGCCACGGGAGAGGAATCGCTCCCATGCACGGCCATTACGGTGAGTGCCGACACAGCCGGGAGCTGGGAGGCAGGGAAGGTTGTCACTCTCACGTGGACTGCGGTATCAGGTGCTGAATTTTACAACGTGTACAAGAATTCTCGTGGGTATTATGGATTCGTCGGAACGGCGGACTCCACGACGTTTATTGATGACAACATCGACTCCGACGAGGCAGACGGGCCGCAAAGCGCGAATAACCCATTCGTCGGCGCGAACAATTACCCAGGCGTAGCAGGAATCTTCCAGCAGCGTCTTGTTTTCGGCAGAACCAACACCCTGCCGCAGACAGTTTGGGCCAGTCAAACGGGCAAGTTCACCAATATGTCCACCTCGCGCCCATTGAAAGACGATGACTCCATCGAAGCAACACTGGCCAGTACTCAGGTCAACGAGGTGCGATGGTTGATACCATTCTCTGAGTTGATCGTGTTCACGGCCGGCGGCGAATGGCTCATGACAAACGGTAGCAACTCTGACGCGCTCACGCCTACATCGGTGCAGTACAAGCCCCAGGGCTACCGTGGGTGTGCAAATGTAAAGCCACTGGTCATTGGCGACACTGTTCTTTTCGTTCAGCGCGGAGCACAGGTTGTGCGAGACCTCCAATACAAGTTAGAAAGTGACAAGTACACAGGGAATAATCTGAGTGTATTGTCTGAGCATCTTTTCCGGGGCAAGACCATTGTATCATGGGCCTATCAGCAAAACCCGTACAGCCTGATATGGGCAGTCCTGAGTGACGGCTCTTTCTGCTCGTTCACGTACCTGTATGAGCACGAGGTATGGGCATGGTGTCCGCAGGAGACAAACGGGTTTGTTGAGGACGTGGCGGTCATTCCCGGCGCGACTGAAGACGAAGCATATTTCGTTGTCCGAAGAACGATAGACGGGTCCACGGTGCGCTTTGTCGAAAAACTCGCATCGCGTGAATTTGACAGCGTCGAAGATGCGTTCTTTGTTGACTGCGGGCTCACGTACTCAGGCACGGCGGCAACGGTCATTTCCGGCCTTGACCACCTTGAGGGCGAGACTGTTTCAATCCTGGCCGACGGAAATGTCGTTCCGCAACAGGTCGTGACAGAAGGTGCCATAACGCTTCCGCAAGCGGCTACAACCGTCCACGTTGGCTTGCCGTACACATCGACCCTTGAGACACTGAGTGTTGACATCCAATCAGGCGGCGACACTCTGCAAGGCAAAAAGAAGGTCATCAACCGCGTCACGTTGCGACTTGAGAAGACAAGGGAATTGTTCATCGGCCCCGATGTTGGCCACCTCGTTGAGGTTCCATTTCGCACTGATGAAGGGTATGAAGAGGCCACGAGGTTGTTCACGGGAGACAAA